TTTGTTAAATATGGAATTAGCACCACTAAAAGACAAGCAGCATTTATAGGACAGTGCCAACATGAGTCAAACAACTTCCGAACTCTTGAAGAGAACCTTCATTACTCTGCCAATGGACTTATGCGTACATGGCCCTCAAGATTTCCTGATGCTGATGTGGCTGAGAAATACGCAGAAAATCCAGAAAAGATTGCTAACAAAGTGTATGCTGGTAGAATGGGGAACACCCAAGATGGCGATGGGTTTGCGTTCCGTGGCAGAGGAGTTATACAGCTAACTGGTCGTGACGAATATAAAAACTGTGGGGATGCTCTAAAACTTAACTTATTAGACTTTCCTGATAGCTTAGTAATACCTAAATATGCAGCTTTAAGTGCGGGTTGGTTTTGGAATAAAAAAGGCTTAAATGCTTTAGCCGATGAAGGTGATTTAAAAGAAATGACCCGCCGTATTAATGGCGGTATGGATGGATATAACGAGCGAGTTGCATATATTGCAGCAGCACAAAAAGCACTGGATACCTACTAATGCCATTACAGAAACTACAATTTAGACCCGGCTTAAACCGTGAAGGTACTGATTACTCTAACGAGGGTGGTTGGTATGATGGGGATAAAGTTCGGTTTCGTTCTGGCTTTCCAGAAAAAATTGGCGGTTGGATTCGGTTTGCTAACTCTACTTTTGTGGGTGTATGCCGAGACTTATGGAACTGGGTTGATTTATCAGGTAACAACTATATAGGTCTGGGTACTAGTAAGAAATATTATATTGCAAGGGGCGGCTCTTTTTACGATATAACTCCTATATACCAAACTAATACTTTAGGAACAAACCCAATATCAACCATATCTGGTTCTAATGTAGTAACTATTAGTGACCCAAACTACACTCCTAACGTAGGAGATTACATAATTGTTTCTGGTGCAACTGCTGTTGGCGGTATTACTTTAAGTGGTGAATATGTAGTTAATTCTGTTCCTAGCGCTATTACATATACTGTTGTTGCAACTAATAATGCCTCGTCTACAGCTACAGGCGGCGGTTCTTCTGTAGTAATTCAATACGAATTGCCATCTGGTTTAGATGTTTATACGACGGGTACTGGTTGGGGTGCGGGTTCTTGGTCACCTACTATTCTTACAACTTTAGGGGCTAACCCTTTTGCTACTACTGCTAGCAGCGGTACAGTAACGGTCACTTACCCAGCGCATGGTCTTATTACAGGTAACTATGTTGCTTTTGCTGGGGCAACTTCTTTTGCTAGCATACCACTAGATATGATTAACAACACCTTTGCTATTACAGTTACTGGTGTAAATACATTTACTATTACCCTCCCTAGCGGTTTTACTGCTACAGCTACTACATCGGGTGGTGGTTCCGCAGTTATTGTTTATCCTCAATATGGTACAAGGGGCTGGGGTACAGCAGCTACTATTGGTGTGGGTTCTCAATTACGCCTTTGGTCTAGCGATAACTTTGGTCAAAATCTTGTAATTGCCCCTAGAGGAGGCGCGCTTTATTATTGGTTAGATTCAACTGGTACAAGCGTAAGAGCGCAATCTCTACAGTACTTATCTACATACAACGGGTACTCTGGTGCTTACGTTCCTAATAATACTAATCAAGTTATTACTTCAGCTATCCAGCGTTTTGTAATTGCTTTTGGCGCTAATAGCTACCTAACTGGAACTCCTAATACCCCATTTAACCCAATGCTAGTTCGTTGGTCAGATCAAGGTAATGAATATCAATGGGTTCCTTCAATAACAAACCAAGCTGGTGAATTTCCATTATCTAACGGCTCTTACATTATGGGTGCCCGTGCAACCCGCCAAGAGATTCTAGTTTGGACTGATTCATGCTTATACTCTATGCAGTACTTAGGCGCCCCTTATGTTTGGGGTTTTCAAGTATTGATGGATAACATCTCTTGTATTTCGCCTAATGCTATGATTACGGTTAACAACGTAACTTACTGGATGGGCACAGAAAAGTTTTACATGTATTCGGGTACAGTACAAACCCTACCATGCTCATTACGTCAATATATCTTTGACGATATTAATGAAAACCAAGCCTATCAGATATTTGCTGGGGCTAATGAAGGTTATAACGAAGTATGGTGGTACTACTGTTCTAATGAGTCTAATAATGTTATTGATAAATATGTTGTATATAACTATTTAGATAGGGTTTGGTATTACGGTACTATGTCTAGAACGGCATGGTTAGAAACAGGTATCCAACAATACCCCGTAACTGCTAACTATTTAACAAGTGCAACTTTCTCTGGATTTATTTCTGGTACAACTTTAACAGTTACCAATATGACTTCAGGAGTAATTTCTTTAGATACTACTTTATCTGGTACAGGGGTAACAACAAATACTACCATTGCAAATTATGGTACAGGTACAGGTGGAGTTGGAACTTATATAGTAAATATTAACCAAAACGTAGGTTCACAAACAGCTCCAGTATCTATGGCTACTACTGGTGGGTATGGATACTTGTTATACCAAGAAAACGGTGTTGATGACAACTCAGGATTAACTACTAGAGCAATTGACTCATATGTACAATCTTCAGACTTTGACATTGGTGATGGGCATAATTTTGGATTTGTATGGCGTATTTTGCCTGACGTTAACTTTAACGGTTCTAATGTTGCTTACCCTTCTGTAACTATGACCATCAGGCCAAGAGAAAACTCAGGCACCCCTTATGGTACTGCAGATAACCCAACAGTTACTAGCTCACAAGTTTATGCTACCCCAGTTCCTAGTGAATATACAGTTCAGCAATTTACAGGGCAAGTATATACAAGGTTACGTGGTCGCCAAATGGCATTTAGAATTGAGTCAAATACTATTGGAGTTGCTTGGCAACTAGGTAGCCCACGTATTGATATTAGACCTGATGGAAGAAGATAATGGCTACAGCATTAAAAGTAGGTCAACTACAGCCAGCCAAAGCCCCCAACTTGCCTATTGCGCCAGTTGAATACATACAATCTTACCAAAACGAATTAAATAATGCCTTTCGTTTATATTTTAACCAGCTAGATAACGTTATAATTGGTCTTGTTGGAACACCTATGGTCTATACCGTATCGCAGTTACCTACTGCTGGTATTAAAGGGCGTAGGTTATTTGTATCGGATGCGACTTCTACTACTTTTGCAGCTACGGTTACAGGTGGTGGGTCTAATTCCGTGCCTGTATTTGACAACGGAACTGCATGGTTAATAGGATAATTATGCTAAAATCAACCAAGTCTAACCCTAGAAAGTACTAATATGGATGCTGGAATCGGCGAAACAATGGCAATCAGCGCCCTTATCGGTGCTGGTGTGGGTGGTGCTTCTTCTGCTGCGCAAGGTGGCGATCCCTTAAAAGGGGCTTTAATGGGCGGTGCTTTAGGTGCCGTTACTGGTGGATTTGCTGGTGGGGCTGGTGCTGGTGCTGCTGGTAGTGCTGTTGCTGATTCTTCTACTTTAGTTCCTGGAGCTGTAGCGGGTGCTGGAACTAGTGCTGTTGGTGCGGGTACTGGTACGGCTCTTACTGATGCCGCTTTAGGTTCTGGTGGTGGATTTGGTTTAACTGGTGCATCTACTGGCGTAGGTATTGGAGCAGGTAACGGAGCAGTGGGGGGTTTAATGGCTCCTACAGCCGGTATTTCTGGTTTAGGTTTGCCTGCTGCGGCTACTGGCTCTTTAGGGGCTGGTGCTACTACTGGTGCAGTAGGTTCTGGTTTGGGTGGTGCTTTTGGTACAGGCCTTTCTAATATGGGCTTGGCTGCTGATGTGGGTGGTGGTTATTTGGCTGGTACTATTGGTGCCCCAATTAAAGGCGTACAAAATCCAAATGCTACCCCATATACTGGACCTCTTACACAATTACATTACAGCCCAGGTGCATTTACTCCATCTACTCCTTCATATGCACCAGGGAGTGTTTATGTGCCTCATTATGCTGCTGGCGGAATTACCCAAGCAATGCCCCCAAATGTAGACTTTATGTCCGGTGGTGCATATCCAATGAGTCAGCAACAAACACCTCAATATAATACCCCATCCCAAATGCCAGTAGGCGCACAAAATGCCCAAATGGATAGTAACGAACCATCAACTAACCCATTAACAGGTGAGCCTACACAAATGATGGCTTCTGGGGGTATTGCAGGTCTTTTAAAAGGTCGTGGCGATGGTATGAGTGATGATATCCATGCAACTATTGGTGGCTCGCAGCCTGCCCGTCTTGCTGATGGTGAGTTTGTTGTACCTGCCGATGTTGTCTCACACCTTGGCAATGGCTCTACTGATGCGGGTGCAAAGCACTTATATAAGATGATGGATAAAGTTCGTCACGCACGTACTGGGCGCAAGGCTCAAGGTAAACAAATTAAGGCAGGGGGCTTTTTACCAGCATGAACTTAACTGTCCGTTATGTAGCTAATACACATGCAGCTCAAACATGGCCTTTAATTGAAAAGTATGTATTGGCTGCAATGGAAAACGGTTTTGGTGATTACACATTAGACCAAATTAAGTTATTAGTAAATGTTGGGCAGTGGGTATTAATGGTAGCAATAGATGAAGAAGGAGTAATACATGGTGCAGCAGCCTCTTCGTTTATTAACTACCCAAATGATAGGGTTGCTTTTATTACTTTTATTGGCGGTAAATTAATATCTAATAAAGAAACATTTAAACAGATGAGCGATATTTTGAAAGCTAACGGAGCAACAAAAATTCAAGGGATGGCAAAACCATCTATCGCTCGTTTATGGAAACGGTATGGGTTTGTTGAACGCACCCTGCTAGTAGAAACAAAAATTTAGGAGAACCTTATGGGTGGCGGCGGATCAAGCGGTGGCGGCGGGCCAGTTTCATCAACGACTAATACGTCGAATTTACCTACATATGTACAACCGTATGTGGAAACCATGTTGGGTACTGCCCAGCAACAAATATATAATTACGACCCTAGTGGTAACGTAAGCGGGTTTAAACCGTATGTGCCTTATGGCGCTACTGTAGATGCTAGCGGCAACATCACTAATTCTGCTCAAGATCAAGCCCAAGCTGCTGTTGCACCTTTTAGTCCATTGCAACAACAAGCCCAACAGGGCGTATCTAATTTACAAGTTCCAGGTCAGTACAATGCCGCTACTGGTGCTGCTGGAATGGGTACAGCTGAATCTTTAATGGCTGGTCAGAATTTACAAAACCAGTCTACAAACCCCAATGCTGTTGCTGCTTATATGAACCCATATTTGCAAAATACTTTAGCCCCATCGCTAGATTTATTAAACCAACAGTATGGTATTGCAGGACAACAAGAACAGAGTTCGGCTACCCAATCGGGGGCTTTTGGTGGTAATCGCGAGCAGCTAGCTAATTCTTTAAATAGCCAAAACCAAATGCTGGCTCAAAACCAGTTGGTTGGTAATGCCTATAGTCAAGCATTCCAAAATGCACAAAATCAAATGAACCAAGTAGCTGGTTTAGGTTTACAAGGTGCTGGTCAGGGCATTTCTGGTGCTAATGCATTAGCTAATATTGGTGGTCAACAACTGCAAGCTCAGTCCGGTATTCTTAATGCGCAAGCCCAACAAGGTGCAGTGCAGCAAGGTCAGCAACAAAACATTATTAACCAAGCTATTCAGAACTATGCTGCTCAACAACAGTACCCAATGTTGCAGCTTTCTAATATGTCTAACTTGTTGCATGGCTTGCCTATGCAGTCTTCTACTACCCAAACATATCAAGCTGCTCCTAGCACTGCATCACAAATTGCTGGACTTGGTACCACAGGTATCGCTGGTTTAGGTCTTTACAATGCTATGGGTGGCGGTAGTTCTGGTACTACTTCTGACGTTCGCACTAAGCAAAACCTTAGATTGGTTGGTACATTGCCAATGGGTATTAATTTGTATCATTTTGAATACAAACCTCCATTTAAAGCTGAATGCGGTGAAGGCTGGTACAGCGGTGTTATGGCACAAGAAGTACAAAAGATTATGCCTGAGGCTGTTGTTGAGATGGATAATGGGTTCTTGGGTGTTAAATACGACATGCTTGGTATTAAGATGGAGCGCATATGATTGGTAGCTTAATGAGCCGCATGGGTGATGCGCAAAAATTATCTGTTCAACAACTACATCAAGCAGTGCAAGATGGTACGCTTCCTGCGTATGTTGGCATTCCTTTAATCCAAGATAAATTACAGCAAGAAAAAGCTGCACAAACCCCACAGGCTCCTAAGCAACCCCCTATTGCCCAGCAGATTATGCAAGAGTCTGCCCCACAAGCACAGCCACAAATGATGGCTCAAGCCCAGCCACAGGGTATCGAATCTGCACAAAGTAATTTACCAGAAGGTGGTATGGCAGGTGGTGGTATTGTTGCTTTTGCTGAAGGTGGTCTACCAGAAGACGATGAAAGTGATCCGCAAGAAGATCAAGACATGGCTATGCTCCATAAGTTCCAAGCCCAAATGCAAGAAGAACCAGAAGGTGGCGAAGAAGGCTATGGTATTTCTGCGTTACCAAGTAAGGGTATAGGTATTGATGCTGAGAAAAAAGGCGGAGAAGGTATTAAGTTTACCGATAAAAAGCACAAGTATGAAAAAGAAATACGTGCTGCCGCAGAAAAAGCTGGCATCCCAGAAGATTTATTTTTGCATATGATTACCAAAGAAACAGGCGGTTTAGAACACCCTGAGTCCGCAGTATCTAAAGCAGGCGCTAAAGGTATTGCCCAATTTATGCCTGAGACTGCTAAACAGTATGGTATTGACCCAATGGATATGAACCAAGCACTACCAGCAGCTGCTAAAATGACTTCTAGTTTGTTAAAACATTATGGTGGAGACCAAAAGCTTGCAGCTATGGCTTATAACTGGGGTCAAGGTAATGTAGATAAGTGGCTGTCCTCAGGTGCAGATCCAGCTAAAGTTCCGGGGGAAACTCGTGGATATGTAGGCGCAGCCCAAGGTGGCTTGATGAACTATGCTAGTGGTGGTGTTGTTGCCTTTGATGAAGGCGGTACTCCTGCAGATGCTCAACAAAAACAAGATAAACAAGACTTTATGATGGGTCTTAAAAAGCTTGGAGCTTCTGCTGCAGACGTAGTTACATTGCCTGTACGTGGTGTTATGGGTGCAGCTAATACTGGTATTGTTCGTCCTTTACGGGCAACAGGTCTTAATGTTCCATATATTCCAGAAGAAGCTTTTGGTGGGTCTTCAACCAGTATGACTCCATACTATGATAAGTACGTGCGTTCACAAGAACCACAACCAACCCCTGCGCCTAGCGTAGCACCTTCTAATCAACAAATGGGTCCAACCGATAATGAATTAGGTCGTAATACTGCACCTACAGGTGCTGAACCAAGTATTGATGACCAAATAGCTAAAGCTCAAGCTTCGGGTCGTGGTGGGGAAGATATTTCCTCTTTACGGGATATGTTAAGAGAGCGTGAAACTAGTTCTAAAAACCAAAAGTCTATTGATAACTATATGGCTTTGTTGCAAGCTGGTCTTGGTATGATGGGCGGTACTTCACCTTATGCTTTAGCTAATATTGGTCAGGGAGCCTCTAAAGGTATTAGTACATTAGCTGATGCACGTAAGTCACAAATTGCTGATGAAAATGCACAACTTACAGGTCGCCTTGGTTTATCCCGCGCGGAACTTCTTGAGCAATCTCGTAGAGATGCTTTGGCTCGACAAATTAAAGTTGATGCTGCTAATGAAAAATATCGTACTGGTTCGCTTGGTGTTGCCCAGCAAAAAGCTACTGCAGCTGCTAACTTAGCTGGTATTAAAGCAC